CGTTGGTTCCACCAATATCCAGAGTGGTAACAGAAATCTCACCACCAACTGTAAGAAGATTGGAACTAGGATTATAAGTAACCCCGGCGTCAGTTTTAATAGCTTCTTGAGTTGCAGTACCGTTGTTGGCGTCAACAAAGGTCAGGAAGTGAGCAGCATCAGTGTCATCACTTATCGTTGCAACAGTAGCAGCTGCAACAGAAGTTCCAGAAGAAAGTTGTGTATCAACGTAATCTTTAACTGCCGCAGATGTTGGGAGAGATGTATCGTTGTCGTTAGAACCAATACCCTCAGATTCAAGAACAACAGCAGCTGCTGCCAAGTCAGCAACTTCTACGTTAGACAGTGAGTTACCAGTACCGTTGGCGTCAAATGTCTTGTTTGTGAGAGTTGCCGAACCAGATGCTGTGATAAACGCCGATGTGGAGTTATCGTAGTTTGCCAGGTCGTTATCAACTGTCAGATCAATTGCACCATCTCCTGCATCATCATATGTAGCAGTGATACGAGTATGTGATCCATTAGTTACTAACTGAGCACCAACAATATCTTGGACTCTCTCAGCATTCAGAGTAACATCACCAGAAGAAACTGTGAAGTCTGTGGCGTCGAATGATGCAACACCCTTATTGGAGTCTGTTGCGTCTTCACCAGCAACAGTGATTGTGGTTGATGAATGAGTAACATTCATACCCTCACCACCAAGGACGGAGAATCCATGAGATGAAGGAGTTAAGGCACCACTGTCTGTAGTAACAGTTTTAACAACGGCATCTGAAAGAGTTACAGCACCAGAGGATACACCAAAGTCTCCAGAATCAAATGATGCAACACCCTTGTTAGTTGTTGATGCATCTTCTGCTGCAATAGTGATAGTGTCATCACTAACAGTGGTGTCAATACCCTCACCACCCGTGAAGGTCAGAGTACCACCAGTAGAGAAGGTATCGTTAGCACCAGAGTCAGCTGAAAGTGTGAAAGTAGAAGCGGCTGGTGCAGAGAACGACAGTCCACCACTACCATCACTGGTAAGAAGGTCACCACTGTTACCATCATCCGCAGGCATCGTCAGTGTATAACTGGCGGCCAGGGAGTTAGGAGACTTAAGGGTAACGGTATTCGTACCGTTGTTTGTACCTTCTACAAGTTTAACACCACTACCAACGGTAGTAGTATTGACTTGCCAGAATCTACTAGAACCTACGAACTGGTTATTGTTGGTTGTAGAGTCAATACCAACATAAAGATCATAACTATCAGTTGTGAATCCTGGTTCACCCGCTCTCAGACCCGGCAGGTTAGCCAGTACACCTCTCTTAAACTGAATTACGGGTGCTGACATTGAAATTTTCCGTTATTTCCATTACCTTTATTTAGTTAAGTAATGTCTTTAAAACGATCCACCATCCAGTTCAAGAACACTAAGCCTTTCTACATTAAGTTCTTCTTCCAACTGTGATACGAATGGATCATCAATGTCCAAATCCTGTGCAGATTCTTTCAAAACTTCATCCGCAGGAGCAAGAACAAATCTGTCTAAGGAGTGATTATATTGAAAGAAGTACTTATCCTTGAAAACTGATCCTTCATCTGCATTTGTTATATGTCTGATTCTTGTAGGCATCAGAATGCACCTCCATCAATTTTATCAACTACGATATCAGCCAGATCCAACTCAGTTTCAAGTTGAGTAACGAACTCATCTGAAATGTCTTGGTCTTGAGCAGCTTCTCTCAGAATTGCGTCTGGAGTAACTAGAATAAAATTACTTGCCGCATTATCATAAACAACAACTAATCCATCCTTTGATGCATCCAATGTACCAAAGTCGGCATCACCCATCTCCTCAAGACGAGAGGGTTGTCTTGTAGACAAAACACTTGGTTTATCGGGTGTTGTCTTTCTTACTGTTGCTCTTGGTTGTGCTACGCGTCTTACTACTGCCATTTTAGGTCGTAATACCAGCGGTTACAATAGCCTGTCCCTCTACCAGTCTAGAGACTGCTCCAGATGCAGAAGTCAAATAAACATCATAATTGTATCTACCTGGTGAAAGTTTAACTGTCTTACCAGCGGTCATTGCAATAGAAACTTCACCTGATGCTGGAGTAATACTGACTGTAAAACTTTGAGAGGTTGGTGAAGTTGAATATTTTTTGATTTTGGATACACCAGTATATCCAGTCAAATTGGATGCACTTCCATCTGTTTCAGTAGATGTGAAAACTTCACTGAAATCAGCACCTTGTGCAATTACAATATTAACAGAAGGAGTGGCAGCCATTTCTTATCTTTTTAGTTATTTATCTTTGGAGTTCTGTTTCAACAACTTTTGTAATTCTGCTGTTGAACCTACGAACAATGCGTTATTAACAGTGGTTGGTCCTTTCTCTACTTTATCCTCATTGACATCTTTCAACTTCTGTTGGAGTGTAAGAAGTTTGTCAGTTGCATCAGCCACATTCTTAATTAACTGACCAGCAACCTCATATGCTCTAGGCATCTCACTTTCTTGTGCCAACTCAAGAATACCATCAATGGCTTCTTGACCCTTTTCGATGATGGAGTATAAGTTACCCCTGGTGTACTCATAATCTTTTTTAATGTGATCCATCTGAGAAGACAGTCTTTCAATCTTCTTATCGACTGGTGGTTCTACTGGTGTAACTTCTACTTCTGTGGAAGAAACATCAAACGCCTGGTCTAGTTCATCATACTTTTTAGACATGATTCAGTCCTCAGAATACAGTTCCGTCAAATCCGAAGTTGTCTCCGATTTCGATCAGAGAATTATCGGCAACGGTGATCTTACCAACAGAATCTCCTAAGAGATGTTCTTCTGCAATTGTCTTATCTCTTGCTCTATCAACAATCAGTTTATTACCACTCTTAGACTTGACATAAATCGATTCCTTACCGATGGAGATGTAAGAATCTTCTGGGATCGATGATGCGTCTTCAACCTCAATGACAGTCTCTGTCTTATCAACGTTTTCTGCCAACAGGGTTGCAACGTCTCCGTCGTAATTCTTGGTGGCTCTTGGAGTGACCTGATAAGTAAGATCTCTTTCTGCGGATCTGGAACCTTTGGAACCAGCAATGTAACCAATAGAAACCTTATCGATGATGCTACTGGTAACGTCACTAACAGGACCGTAAACGTAAGTCTTGGCGGTAAATGTTAAGGTGTAAACCAGAGCTCTTCTGGTGTCAAAGTTACCCTCATAATCATCCTCCATTTGGATGTTATCAAGGTTGACAGGTACATACTTGACCTCATTCAAGTTACCAAGGAACTTGATAGGAAGTGAATAAGATGGTTGGAAGTATGGTAAGATTTGTTCGACAATCTGTAACATGTCATCATTCAACTTTGTCATAATCGAAAGTTGAATTGTCATGTTATAAGGAACAGGAACAAATGTCTTTTTGACTTCTCCATCAGATGTCTTAGTGACAATTGTCTGTGTTTGAGTTACCTTTCTACTTGGGTCATATGAAAGATCAGTAAACTCAAAAGACATTCTTGGAAGAGTAATCTGAACAGGACGATTCAGATTAGCCTCTTGTTCCATTCTGGCAAGAAACTTTTGAGTTGGTCCGTATGCAAGAGGAACTTGAATGGTGCTAAAGTTAGCATCATTCCCGTCTTTGTGACGAACCTCTATACCATTGAAGAGTGTACCAAATCCAATGATTACGGATCTGAAGACCTCATTGTAGAAATAATCAAACATTATCTTACTCTGTGATACTAACTATTTAGATTAAGGCATTCCAAAGGGATTTTTCTCACTGAAATCAATAATCTTGTCACCTTCGGTTTCTATATTATCGTTATCAGCAAATGGTGTTACCAAGTCATCTTTGTTTTGTGTCTTCATTGCATACAGTGCACCAGACTCAGTTCCATAGAGAGTTTCACCAGGAGTAAACGTACCATCAACGATCTTAATTTCAAGTTGATTTGTGGTACTTGACCAGTCGTTAACTCTTGCCGTTGTTCCAGAGGTAGAACCGATCACAATTTCATTGAAGACATAAGTTCCGAAACCAACTGTAGAACCAGCTGCAACAGGACTTCCGATAGTTACTTCTGGTGTGAGTACATATTGTGCTCCACCATTGATGAGATAAACATTGGAAACTGTACTTGCCGAAGATACAATAGCACCAGCCGTTGCTGTAGTCACACCGAGAACCTCTTCGTGATAATTCTTCTCACTTGTATCATTGGTGATTGTAACTGTTGGTGCTGTCAGATATCCACCACCACCGTAAGTGATGTTAATACCAGTTACGATACCACAGTTCTGGATACCAACTTCAACAGTTTCTGTTTTGATTCCAGTATTAGTTGTAGTCTTACTAATCGTAAGTGAAGACACCCCAATACCAGTTACGAATGTAACGTCTGGGAAGGTTTGAACAGATGGAACAACAGAACTGTATCCAGTTCCAAGTCTAACCCTATCACCAACAATCATATTTGTGGTATTAATACCTGTGATGACTGTTGTACTGATACCAATCGTTCCAGTTGTTTTGATTGAGTTGTATCTGATTGTTGCGATACCAGTTGCTCTAAATGCTTCATTTGCACCACCTGGACTTGAAATAGTGACATTAGGTGTTACTGACTCTGCGTAACCAAATCCACTATTTCCAATACTGATGGAATTCACCGTACCAGCAATAGAAACTGTAACTGTTGCAGTCGCCCTTATTGGTGCAGTGTCACCAGAGAAAGTCATATTAGGTGCAACGGTATAACCTGAACCAACCGTTGCTCCTGTACCTACTGCCCATGGATCAGAAACATCAAAGGAAACATCAGTAACGATACCTGTGATTGGGTGAATTGTTGCAATACCAACAGCCTGTTGATATGGAGGAAGCATAGTTCCAGATGTTGTAATAGCAACATTAGGTGCAGTCCTATATGCTCTACCAGTACTGGTAAATGTAACACTACTTGGGAGAACTGAAGAACCTGCTAAACCTATGACACCAGATGCGTAACTAAATCCTGGATGATCAATAGTTACTGTTGGAGTAGAACTGTAGAACTTACCTTCTGTTGTAATTGCAAGACTCTTTACCGTACCACCTGTCAGAGCATAAGTGTCCATGGTTGCTGCGGCTTCAGCAGCATTACCAGTTCCAGTTGGTAGACTGAATGTAACTGTAGGAGCCTTATCATAGTAAACACCACCAGTTGTTCCATATGGGAACAGGTGTGCAGAAGCTCCAATACTAATAGGTGCAGAAACAACACTTACACCTGCACCAACTCCAGATGGTGGAGCCAAGATTGCAGTTGCAGCTGCTCCGACATGTTTTGGTGTAGAGATACCAACAGTTGGAGTACTGATGTATCCTCCACCACCATCGGTAACAGTGATGAATTGAACAGAAGCATATGTACTAATACCTGATGTAGCAGCAGCACCAGTACCAGTATATCCGTCAGGTGTTGTCAGTTTGACATTAGGTGGTATGGTGTAACCACAACCAGCATTTGTTATCTGAATTGAAAGAACTTTTCCTCCTGCACCACCAGAACAGTTGATATAAGCATCTGTAATTGTTGCGATACCAGTGGCAGTCACACCACCAGAAGGTGCATCACTAAACGATACAATTGGTGCAATATTATAATTATTACCCATGTTGGTAATAGAGACACTGTTTACAGCACCACCACTACAAAGAGTTGCTGTAGCTGTTGCAGTTGTTGCGGAACCAATCAATTGAAGTGTCTGGATATAACCCTGATCTTGAGCCTCATCATCAATAGTATCAACACCAGTGTCAATAACCTCATCTTCAATACGGAAGAGACTACATGTCAGGGTGAAAACGTAGTTTTTCTGTAATTGATAGAAGGGTTGTTCGTGTTCAACGTATTTGATCTCAAATAATCGGTCACCAAGAGGAAAATAGATCAAATCACCCTCTTTCGGTCTAGATGTCAGTTCCCCATTAGGAATAGACTCTGCCAAAGGTGCAATATAGTTCTCATATCGATCTTTTGAGATGATGAGTTTCAAGTCATCATAATTTTGAATACCAAACTTACTCAGAAGTGTCCCTTGACCACCATATCCCTCATAACTGTCAACATACGCCTCAATTGGGTAGGTATTGGTAAATCTCGACTCAATAACCTCTTTGATGACAGTATTTGTCGTCACATATTCACGAGGCATGTAATATACTTCGACACCATACATCCTCAACTGTTCGTTGATGAGATCTTGGACTAAATTTTGTTCAGATTGTGATCCCTGAAGAAAAAATGGATTTAACATATCAACCAATCATGTCCATTGGAGGAAGTTCATAAGTATTGGACATTTTCTCTCTAATTACCTCTAATTCTCTCTCTGCATCTTCATACATCTGTCTTCCATTGAGTTCAATACCACCAGGTAACTTAACTCCTTGGAATTTCATCATATTTTGACCCCATTGTCTCTTAATTAGGGCCGTAAGGTATGGTTTTAGGAAGGAATCGTTCCAAACTCCAGTATAATCAGTACCATCCATGGCTCTATAACACTCAATGACCAAAAATTCACCTGCACTTACAGTAGAATAGTCAATATCGAGGTATAATCTGTCTTGTCTTTGGTTAAATCTGATGTGTTTATGAGTATTTAAGAGGAAATTCATCGTTTCCAGGTAACTCATGGTCATAGAATACGACAACATGTCATATCCAGAGGCTGCAGTGACTCCTCCCCACAATCCAAACACATCATTTAGGAAAAATTGATATTTTACGTTGAACATTCCTGTTCCTAACGTATTATTGAACTGAAAAACCTTCTCAACTCCGATAATATCGGGTGGAACTGCCAGAAAATTACTATTTTCGTGATATGTGAAGGTCGTATTAGACCCAACAATCGATGCAGTGGCAGATGTAGACGCAATTCCTACAGTATTAGTACCAGAAGCACCAGGTGGACGGGCCATACCACGGTCAATATCGTCCTGAGTTAGCTGATATTTCAGAAAAACCTTATTTACACCGTCAAAATGTCTCTCATTGAACAATTGAATGGCATCATCCACCAAATCTTCAATCTGTTCATCGGCAACATTGATTTCCAAGACAGGATAACCCAACTGTCTCTTACAGTAATCGATCAGTTGTTGTCTAGAAGCGGGTTTAGCCATTTATAGAACACTTTTTCTCTATTTATGTTTATCCATAAAATGTTGGAGCATCGTCTTAATGTCACTCAAATCACCTTTGATACCATCAAGTTCAGTCTCAATGGTATCAATTCTCTCTTTATCTGAAGAAAGTCTATTACGATTGGTCATATAGGTATTAAAATCATTGGCATTTTTGTTAATTATTGCCTTAGAATGGGTATCTCTAAAATACCCATCCTTTCCATCAATTGGTATCAGTGCCATTATGCTAGTGCGATCGTTCTCAAGTTTCTAATTTGTGGAACAATTGACTGGTTAGTCGATGTTCCGATGATCTTGATCCTAAATGACTTGAATGCAGGGAGGTTATCATTAGTAAATGTGTACTCTCTGAATTGATCAATGGCAGGAACAGGAATCAATGTGTCATACTTAGGAATGTTAATATCAGATGAACCATCACTATCGGTTTGACTGATCAGATTACCATCAATATCGAAGTTACCATAACCTGGGAATGGAACGAATACGGTTTCATCTGCCAATGAATCCTCTTGATCAAGTGCGTAGAATACTCTGACATCATTGTATCTAGAGATGTAAGCGTCCAGATAAACTTTAAGACCAGTTGCTGGGTTCTCAAGGAGAACATTCTTACTTACATAAGTGAAGTTGTTTGGATCATCAACAGTAGTATTGACTCTAGGATCACTTGCGTAGTCTGTAACAGGAGCATTAACTCTGTTAGTTACAAATACGATAGAAGAATTATCAAGGTCAATAGCTGGTGACAGTCTATTGTCAGATGTGAAGAAGTTGACACCAACAGTCAATGACTTGTTACCAGGTTGTGTAGAAAGATATGTGTTCTCATTAATCTGAGAAGCGATCATTCTAGGATCTTCGAAGTAGTTCTTTTGGAAGTTTGTAACTTCGATATATCCTTTGTCAACGAAAGAAGCTTCTGCTCCAGAGATACTGGTTTCAGAAATCGTTCTTGCCTGAATGACAACATCAGTTCCCTTAGGTTCAATAGTATTGATCTTAGGAATCATCAGGTTGAAAGGTAAGTTGTAAGTACCTTTCGCAGCGATTCCACCACCCTTGGCATTAGTACTGAAGAATCTAGCACCTAACTCAGAACCTGATCCTCTATCAGTACCATAGTCAGTATCATCAAAGTCAACCTTGATGTTGTAGTAGTCAAGACCGATAGGATTGGACTTGGTTACATCACCGAGACTGTGTGTTCTATTAATTCTTCTCAACGAAACACCATCAAGTTCATACTTATAAACAAGATCTGATGAGGAGTGGTTGGTTGCCTGTGTATTATCGATACCTCTTGTAATACCAGTCAGAGTGTTAGCAGCAACTCCAGTGTAGGAGATGACTTCCTTACCAATCTTGGCATATCCTGGGTTGGTAGTTCCAACACCAACACCTTCAAACTGACCGAATACGGTAGAGTTACCAATACTAATACTACCAGTTGATGACTTAGAGTAATCTACGGCAAGGGTAGTTGGTGAAACATCAGAAGCAATATCACTCAGAGTGACTTGGTTGATTCTGGTGTGCATTCCGTGGTTTCTCTGGAATACTTCAATATGGAGACCATCAGTGTTCACTCTGATTGGTGAAACTGGGATTGCATTACCACCAATACCACTGTTGATAGTTGTAGTAATACCTGCCTTATTGATGTAAGAGAGTTGTGTGGAAGTATCGAACTCACCTTGAACATTGTCAATGATCAGTTCGTTGTTACCAGAAATCTCACTTACAGAGAGTTTCATGTTTCTTCCAAGTTGGGTATTACCAACTGTCAGAGGTCTCAGAACATCACCAATGGTGTATCCCTTACCACCTTCGTTGATAGTAGCACCAACTGCAACACCACCCTCAACATAAATGTCAGCGGTAGCATTAATACCGTTACCAGTTACTGAGGTAAGAGCAACACCAGCAAATGTATAACCACCAGAGGAAGGTGTATAACCAACACCTGCATTTGTGATAGAAAGTGTTGAAGTTGCAGAACCTGCGTATCCAACTAATGTACCACTATTATTCTTACCTACCTGTAAGATAGTATTACCAAACTCAAGGTCGGGTTCTACAACTGTGGTTCCAATACCAACACTCAGGTTTCTTGACTGAATGGTCAGACCATCCTTACTAATACGAGAGAGTGAACTAGGAAGTTGTGGGTTGAAGAAACCAACGAAACCTTGTCCTGTGAAGTTCGCTCTGTAAAGATTGAACTTAAGATCCTCATACTGAGATGGTGTCCAAACACTTGCGTTCTGTGACTTGAACAGTGAACCAAGAATAGGTTGTTTCGATACCAGTTTTTGACCAGACTCTGAATCTAAAGTTGTAACATCAGCTTCACCGAGTCTTGAAATCCATACTCTATATTCTGTAGAGTCTGAGAGAAGAACAAGTGCATATTCTTTCTGACCAGAAACATATACAGGAGCTTCGAATGTGATTGTCGTTGGAACAGTTCCATCAGTGGAAAGATTAACGTCCTTCGATTCAATCTCAACTTCAGAATATGGGAGGATTGTCAGATTTGGAGTACCAATTGTGGTCTCTCTGATCTGAGCAATCACAGGGAGATTATCATCCTTCTCTGAGAAGAATACATCAACCTTAGTGATAAAGACACCAGTCTCATCATCGACAAAGAATGTTTGTGCGAGAGGGTCACGACCCTGTGGAGGACCTGGTGGAGGACCTGGTGGAGATGGTGGTGGTGGGGGAGGATTGATTGTAACATCATTCAAGATGAGAGCTTCACCAGTATCACTAAGTTGTCTAGTCTCTTGGAATTCATTGTTGACTTCAACTCTTGCATTTCTGAGTGACAGAGTTACTTCTTGAGTGTTGTCAATACTACCTTCGGAGTAGAAGATTTCTTCACCCGCCGTTGTAGCAAATCCTTCAACAGGACTATTGGTTGGATCATTGGTAAGTTTGAAAGTAGATCTACCAGTTTCAAATACAGGGTTCTTGAGATCAGAGACATCAGGAACTCTGAATGAACCAATCAAAGTACCAACTCTGTCAGTAATCAGTCTGACGTTACTAACTCTTGCAGATGCTCCACTGGTCCCACCAGTAAGAATCATACCAGGTCTAATTCTACCTTCAAATTCTGGTTGTTCCTCATTCTGAAGACTGAATGTATCAATGTTCAGAATTGTAGAGGTCTCAGAATAAGTTGATGGGATAGTAAGTTGTCTAGTATAAGGATTGTTATCAAAGAAATCAGTTGGGTCATTATATGGACCATACTTATGATTTGCATTAGCTACTCTAAACGTAATTGATGGAATAGTTAATTGTGTAACATTCTCAGTATTGTTGGTTGATGGCATATCACCAGAAACCGTTTCACCAACAGTGAATGTTCCGTCGATCATTTCGATTTCGATCAACTTACTGAATACAAATTCAGAAACATCAACACCATCGAAGAATGGGTATACCTGTGTGAAAGGTTTCAGTTTCTTACCAGTATACTCAATATTACGAGATCTGATAAAGTGAACCAGTTCTCTACTTACAACTCTGTCACCAAGAGTTTCATTGTTGATAACTTCAGTAATAGTTGACTGAGAACCAGTTCTCTGTTGATCCAGTGCTGTAGTATTTCTGATGTTAGTTGCAGCACCACTTGCACCCCATGGTGCTCTGAGACCAGCTTGGTTAATCTCTTCACGAGTCAGAGTTCTGATTTGACCAGTACTATCAGTTTCAAGATCAACGTTAACACCAACAGTTTCCCATGAATCCCACTGAACAGGTGTTACACCAAGTCTAGTTCCATCTTCTGCTGTAGTAACTTCTGCTTGAAGTGCAGATGCAATAGCTTCAAATGCACCTTCGTTTTCTACAGTTCGGGTTTCGAGTCTATTGACATCGATCCAAACATCAACATCGGGTTCAAGTGTGATAGTACCATTCCAGAATTGAACCAGGAAAGGAGTTACACTTTCAGTTCTGGTAGCAAATGGTTGAGTCAACCAAGATGAGTCAGAATAATCAAGAGTCAGAGTTTGACCCGTTCTCTTTACACCCTCTGCACTAATCTTCGCAAATCTAGAGTCTTGATTTGCTTGAGTTGTTGTACCAATACCAGCAACTGCAGTTGAAGCAACTTGAAGATTGATGGCCGTTGTATAGTGAGAAGGTCTCAGAATTCTATTCTTGAGGTCAACACTATTTCTAACACCAATACTGGTATCCTGAGGATTCAGAGTACTGAAGTTATCAATGAAGATACCACTCTTGAATCTATTCAGACCATTAGAGTCGGGAACAAACAAGTTCAGAGTATTAGTTTCAATCAAACTAAGTGAACTATAATACTCAAGGTTCTTGATTCTTTGTTCCAACTTGGAGATATCTCTCATCTGATATCTCTTATGTTGTACTACAGATACTCTCGCATCTTCTGTAGTGTACAGATAAGCTGGAAGGAATACGTTTGCAATGTTCAGAGCTCCACTAACTTCATCAGGAAGTTTTGGATCATCTGATGGAGCACCAAACTTGACACTCAAAACACCATCTGGAGACAGATAGATTCTATCAGCTCTTCCAAGATAGTAATTGAAATCTACAGTTATAGACTCGTCTGAAGCGATGACATCCTTTGAACTATGTTGACCAGTTACACCACCATCAAAATCTCTTCCATAGAACTCCAGAGGAGATCTGGAGTTTGCAGTGATTGAATAATCTTTAACTCTTGGTCTCGCATCAACCATGTCGGTGTTTCTGACACCGTCAATAGCATTGATTTCAGTACTGTAATCAAACGAATTATAAGAGTTAACGACAGTGATATCACCAGTGTCAGCCGAATCGTAGAAGGCTTTAGAATAGTAGACTCTTATCTGTCTTGTAGGAGCATCAAATCCTGGTTTTCTTATGAGTCTAGAGTAATCGTAAATAGTCTCTCTTTGACCATTATCAAATGTGTATTGGTCTGTGATGTCTACAGAACCAGCATTAACGACATTTACAATTGCACTAACACCAGACTGACTAAACTGAACAACTTCTCCAATTTCGAAAGAAGTACTATTCAGGAAAATAAATCCAACAGTAGTGTCACTCTTCTTAACCAGGTAGATTGCTTTTGCACCACTAATCGTACCAGTGATTGTTTCACCAATAATCAAATCATTTGATGTTGCAGTAGGTCCATCAAAAGAACCAAGAACTGCACTAGGTGACTCTGCAGCACTTGTATTAGTAGATTCAAAGATACCATGAATATCTACTACATCAGGAACGTTCAGTGAAATAACACTATCCTGAACTCTTGTACCGAATGGATAGTTACCATAGAGGAGACCATCATTCAGAGTGGTTCCTGCAAAACCTGCATTAGTTCCAGAAGCAGAAAGTTTGGACTTATTGACGATCAGGTCATTAGAGATAGACTTTCTCTTGACCTTTGCAGTAACAGAACTCTTTCTCAGAGTTGCAATCAGAATAGTACCAGCAGTATCAGCACCAGAGAGGCCAATAATCTGAATAGTGGTTGAACCATTGGAAAGAACAACTTTATCAGAGGTCAGAACTTCGGTAGTACCGTCAGAACGGATAAGAATATATCTTTCCTCATCAAATGGAAGGAAAGTCTCATTAGTTCCTGCATCAATTGCAGGTGTCTCACCATCAGAACTGATAGAAGTTTGGAATTGTCTTCTGATGACAAGGTTAGAAGAAGAAAGGTCTACTGAAGAAACATTCTTCTTAGGGAAGATACTATAAAGTGATTGATTTGTAGATTCGTTTCCACTACCAAAGTTTCTCTGAATCTTTGTACCTACAATTGCAAAATCATTTACAGAGGTTAATGCAGTTGGAACAGAACCCTCCACAACACCAGTTACAGTTGTAACACCAACAATCTTCAGAGCAGAACCAGTGTTCTCGGTAATTTTACCGATAGAAGGAACTGTACTTGAAGTGGTGGTGTATTGAACCAGATTACCGACTGTTGCAATACCAATAAACGATACTGAAGGATTAGTGACTGTAGAAACACCAGTTGCTTGATCACCAGGTGTCAGTGTTGCATTTCCAACAGTGGTAAGTGATTTTGGAATAGTGTTAGCAGTAAATGTATTTGCCGAACCAACAATACCGTAAACTGACTGGATATCAGAGTTACCGTATGACCTAATATCGGTTACATATCTGTCATTATCCTTGACTCCATTGAATACCAGGTTTTCACCAATAAAGAAGTTGCCTTTTACGTTGTATGCAGTGACTGCAGTTCCCGCACTTACTGGACTCCTAAGATATGCAGTTGCTCCACTAGATTCACCCTGAATATAAGCTGGAAGTGTCAGATCAACGTTTTCGTTGACCGTAAGATCAGTATTTGTTTGAACATCAAAGAGTGAAAGGTCCCATTTGTTCAGATTTGAGTTTGTAGTGTCATAAGAACCAGATTCCAGGGCAAAATCGTAAATTCTGGCAACACCAATCTCTTTACCAGCAGCAGTTCCATTAACTGAAACTCTCTGATCTCTCAAACTCAGTGTATTTGAGGTATTGAAACCAATTGTGGCAGAACCAAAGACAGTATCAACTTCAAATGTAGGTCCGAAGCCAAAATTGATGGCTTGACTTTGAAGTAAACGTGTAGTTCTTGGTTTTGGACAATCAAGAAGAGTTGTTGATCTATTTTCAGTCTCAAAACCCTTTACATATGCCTTACCAGGAGAGACTCTGTAAATGGCAAGGTTTTCACTTGGTTTTTCACCTTGGGCTGTTGTCTGACCCTCCTCGTAAATACCTCTATTGCCTTCATTATCGTTTAAACTGTCTCTAAGAGAAGTTGTAAACTCTTTAATGTAATAATTACCAGATTCATCATAAGTTCTTCTAGCAAGTTCTTCCGCAAGAAGATTATATTCAGTCTTATTGACATCTGATCTCAGTTTACCATCAATAACTTCAGATAACTGAACAAAGTTATTATCATCAAAGTCATCTAATGGTCTTTTTGCCAGAATTGCAGAAATTCTGAATCTATCTGCACCTGGGGCACTAAAATTATTGAATCCCTGAGCATTATCTGTCAGAGTTGGGTCTACATCAGAAGATACGATACTTTCTGTTACTTGTAAACCGATTCTATAGTTAGGTCTGTTCGAATATTGATCAAGAATCAAAATTTGATCCTTAACATCAACAAAAGTACCTCTCAAGAAATAAACACCTTGGTTGAGAGTAAATGCAGAACCTTTAGCGGATGCTTCTGTTGAAATAGTGTTTGCAAAACCTTCACCAGCAGAAATAAAGGTGGTTGCATAGTTGATATTAACTTCAGTTACCAGAACTTCGTTATCAAAGAAAGTTTCTGTTGCAGCATCTGTTTCAGATGAGTTAAAATAGGTAACATAAAGAGTATAATTTCCTCTGTCCGACTCTTTATTCGTAATATATGTGACAACTTTAGCAGTTACACCAGAATCTCTACCACTAATCTTCTGACCTACTAATTGGTCAAGATATAAAGAAACAGGAACACCAAGAAACTCTTCTTGGATCTGAATCGCATAAAAAGTCTGATTATAGGTAACATTACCAGGGATAACCTGAGCACCTTCTTTGAAAAGATGATTACCTACGTCCTCAACCTGATTCTGAAGAATAGATTGAACATTATTGAGTTCCCTAGCTTGGACAGGATATCCAGGCTTGAACAATACCTTATAATAGTTGCTCTGAGGATCGAAATCGTCAAAATATGGAGCAACGTTGAGATTAGTGTCTTGTGGCATAATTCTTTAGAACTGCAAGATAATCTTTACATCTTCTTTCTGTGAGGAAGACCTTGTTACGGAAGGTCTATTGTCAAGGAAAATAATGTTTCCAGAATACTTCTCGGATTCTGGTTGTGAAACACCATTTGTGAAAGTTTGACCAAGATAATATGTACGATTATTTAGAACAGTAGAGACACCCGTAAATACGGTATCAATACCTAAGTTGGTACTGCCACCAACAATCGTAAAATTACCACCAGTGGCTGGACTGGAGGTAAATCTGTTCATTTTGAACCCATATGTGGGGTCTGTATTTAACGAACCATCAGTATTGAAACCAGCAGTGGACTTATCCTGCCAATACTTCAAAACACCAGTGATTTGGTCGTAAGAAACGACTCTACCAACGGCTGTTGAACCAACTCCGACCGTTTGAGTGATGTAAGAATCACCTGCAAATGTCGCAGAACTGTATCCAGTACCAGTAAGTCTCAAAGCATATACTGCACTTGCCTTATCAAGGGTCAAATTAGAGGAAGAACCCTGTGCGTATGGATTTTCTACAAGACCAACTGATGCAAATTGGTTTCCAGTGATAAAATCTGGATTTTCAGTATCATTTTCGAATCTTGAGTACGTCAAAACGTTGTACGCACCCAATTCTTGGTAAATATCTGCACCATGACCACCTTGAGGTGGAATAATTACGTTGAAAATCGGTAAAGTTGTACCAGTTGGGACTCCACCGGCTTCCCAATCAACAGTACCAAAGGTATATCCAGAACCACCCTTGGAAATATTGATACTTTCTACTTTAGAATCGTTATTAATGACGATTGTGGCCTCTGCACCATCACCATCACCCTTAATTGGGACTCTGGTGTATGTTCTGTTTGCAGTTCCAATACCAACACCACGATTTCTTACCGTGATGACCTTTAATTGACCACTTGTGGCAGCATTATCTCTAACAGGAGCATCTTTGGTACTTGTGTACCAGTCACTAGGAACAGGAATATAGTTTGTAGAGTCAAATTTGATTGCTTGACTTGGACTAATCGTGTAAAGATACTTCCAGATGTAACCATCACCACTAGAACCTGCCTCTCTTGGTTCTAAATCGGTGAATGTAGGTTCATCCAGTGAAGGACCACCAACAAAATTGTTTTCAGGGTCTGCACCATTATAGAGACAAACATAGACTCTATAATCACTGTTCATTACATAGTAATTAGCAGAATATAAGTCAAACGAACCCGAAGGTTGTGAAGGATTATTTCTACTAATGTCATGACGATACATGTCATAGGTAGTTCCAGAAGTCCAGACTTCTTTTCTAACAACCTGTGTTACATCACTCGCATTGATTTTCTTCATTGCGATCATGGAATCCCATGTATCATTATAAGTCTCAAAACTATCAATCGGAGTAGGTGGATTTGAGTCCCAGTCCGACTGATAATTAGTAGCATTGGGAATACCAATGAATGTATAATAAGAATTTGAACTGGACGTAACACCAGCAACAAAGTTCTTAGCATTCAAAATTCTAAGTTGATCAGTAATTATTGCTGCCATTGTTTAGAGGACTTTTTTTGTTATTTATAGGAGATTATCAAGTATAATTGTCATCCTTCAGTGCAACATTTCTGAACACGAAACCAGAAGTTGAAATTCCAGTATATCCATTGTTACCATAGAACTCAAAGGATCTCTTATCTGTTCTATCAGAAAGGTTAATCTTACCCCAACTGTAGTTACCAAGACTTGGTAGACTTACTGTGGAGAATCCGACACCATAAGAATCGACATTAGTAACAACTCTATTGATATGTGTTTGACCAATACCAGGAATGGTCAACTCTTTAACTTCAACACTCACTGCCTGATAGACCATATCAAGTGCGGTTGTACCAACACCAATACTAGATCCGTCAGTTCTCTGTGTTCCAAATGTATTACCGATGGAAGTATTTGTTCCATAGATGGTGAAGTAATCACCTGTAGAAATACCACTGATTGTTACAGCCGTTCCTACAAGGGCGATATTTCTCATGAAGGAGTCTTGTGGAATGAAGAGATCAAAGATGATCTGTTCCTGTGAACCACTATCAGTAGTTCCCAATCCAACAACAATTCCATAATCACCTGTATAATCGAGAACATTAATTTCTTCTCTGATTGTACGAGGATCTTCAATCAATACAGAAGGTGGATTGGATGTCGTGTATCCTGATCCAGGATTGGCAACCGTTACAGAAGTTACTGAACCACCAGAGATTGTTGCAGTTCCAGATGCTCTTTGAGTTGTTCCAACACCTACAGGAGTAGAAATTGTAACCTGTGGTGATAATGTATAACCAATACCAGAATTGGTAACACTGATAGAAGTGATTGTTCCTGCAGAAGAAACAACTGCAGTGGCAGATGCACTTACGATAGAATCTTGTGATACAATTTCAATTTTGTTCTGGAAAGATCTGAGTGCCGTCTCATTTTCGGCATCATAGAGAGGTCTTACGGTGTCAACATAAACAATTGTAGAACCAAGACCTACAGGTTGAGTCAGATAAGATGCTGGATAAATCAGAGGTTCATACTGTTGTCTATCTTTACCAACAACTTCACCATCAATAATCTTATCTGTAAGTTGTTTACACCAAGTGACGGGTCTCAGGAGATTTGCATCAGTGGTAACACCAGGTCCAGAGTAAGGATTGGTGAATACTGAATCAACGGTACTGATACCAGTGACAACTCTGACATCTTCGTCAAGTGAAATACCCTGACCAAGTTCTGGGTTGTTATCAATATCAAGAGTATCACCTGGTTTTACAGTTTCCAGAATATCGACGAATCTAACGTCAACACCACTGGTTCCCTTGTAGAACAAGATCTTAGAAGTATCACCTACCTTAGGTGGTTCGGTGAACTTGATGATAGTTCCACCACTGAACTCATAACCGATTCCAGGAACCTGTAATACGTCATTGATGAATACAATCAAAGTCTGTTCAACATCAACAGGTGAACCAGTTCTAACTGCGATTGGGAATGCAGCTTCATTGAGTGTGATTTGGAAGTTAGTCTTGAACCCATCAAACTCATTGTCAAGAGTATCAAGAACAGCAATTTCACCAACAGACCAAGAGTTGAACCTGTCATAGTAAACTTCATCAACCAGAAGTTGGAAAGCTTCGAATGATACACTTGGATCAGTAGGAATACCACTCAATCCACCAGCCTCGAATACAAGTCTTTCACCATTACCATATCCGTAACCTGGGTTTCTGAGAGTGAAGTTAATAACACTTGAACCCTGACCAACAACGATATCAACAGTTGCACTTTGACCAGAACCAACATAACCAGGTGCATAACTCAGAGGAATGTTGTCATAACTCATTGGGTCATCAAAGACCAGATCAGGAAGATCCGTTCCAGTGTATCCTACACCTGGGTTTGTAATGGCAACACTTACAATGTGACCACCACTGACAGCAGCTGTTCCGATAAACTCAATATTTGGAATTCCATCACTGTAAGTTTGAACACCAACATTAACAACTGTCTGAATACCAGCTCTATAACCAGAACCAGAGTTAGCAATACTGACTGCAGTGATCGTTCCAGTTGCAGAAACAGTAACAGTGCCACCAGCAGCTACCAGAGGTTGATAACCAATTCCATTGGAAGAACCAACAGAAACCATCAAACCACCAATTGGATATGCTCCGTTGTTTGGATCCCATCCACTTGGTAATCCATCATTACCAATGAACGTGATACTAGTGATACCAGTTTCCTCACTCATTCTATAGTCACCAACCTGAAGTGATGGTGGTTGTATACCCGTTGGTTCTTGAACAATACCGTTGATAACAACGAATGGATTTTGTGTTGCGATACCAGTTACATTGGAACCACCTGAAGTCATAGTGAATTCACTTCTAATACCAGTGAATTGGAAGGAGACGTTATCGTAGATGTAGTTCTGGGAGTATGTTTCATTGGTTGTATCAGTTACACCAGATCTCATGAAGGATCTACCTTGGAAGGTTGATGTGGTGGTAAGACCAACCCAATCAACACCATCAGGATCAACAGTTACAGCCACACCAACTGGGTCTGGACCCTTAGGTGCAGAAGCAAAGTTCAGAGTGTTACCAACAATGTTGTATTCACCACTCAGTTTCTCAACTAAATCACCAGTGAGGTGATTTGCTCTAGAAGTTCCCATTCTTCCTCTGAAAACACTGATTGAAGTTGTATTACCAACTCCAACAGAAGAGACTTCCATGATCTCACTTCCAACACGAAGAAGATCACCAGTGAAGATCGAAGTTATACCTGACAGGAGAATATCTTGTTGGAATGCAACATCTTGTCCAAGAGATGATGTAACACCAAATGCAACAATTGGAGATTGAACAATATTGTCAATTGCAAGAAGAACTTTTTGGTTCTGTTTCGTGGAAGTAATACTGTGTCCAGCACCGATACCAGTTGATCCAATACTGAGAACAACAGGATCCTGTTTCAGTGCATTTTCTGCAGTGGTTGCAAACTTGATTTCTTTACTGTTTGGTGCAACAATATAAAGTGTTGATGGTAACTTATCAGTAACACCAATACCAGGGACACTGGTTGTTCCAATACCGATAGCAGCAGTGGTTCCTGCACCAGGTGAAGTGTAGACAACTTCTTCACCAGTTACAAAGAAGTGGTTAGAAATTGAGACACTGTTTTCAGTGGTATCAACAACTGAAGGGTCACTACCATCAAATCCTCTGAGGAAGATTTGATCACCATTGTGTTTGATACCAAAGGCAGTCATGAGGTCAAGTTGAGTACCCGTATAGACTCCTTCGTCAGTGTGGACATATAAAGTCTCAAGATTGATATTTGTTGGTCTAGTATTATCGGTAGGAGGTTCCATACCGATAGAAAGAACTCTGACCTCAACGTCGATACTTGCGTTAGGAGTATATGTAAGGTTCAGACGACTTGGACCATTACTTGTAGTCTCAATACCAACTTGACCCAGAGATCCACCACTTTGAACATTTGCATATTCAACAAACTCAGAAGGTGAATTTACAGAAGAAAGTGTGATAACTTCAAATGATTCATATTCATTGTTTGTCGTATCTGTAACGGTAACAACATGATAGGAAGCTTCCGAAGCACCAGAGTAAGTTGCAATCGTGGTTATACCAGGTGAACCAGAAGCAGAGATTGAAGTGTATTGAGTATCAAGTTTTGAGTGATCCAGATATGTGGTTCCAGGACCAGTTCCTGTTGCTGATGTTTCAATAATAGAGACGGTAGCCGTAACTCCAACACCTGTTGTTGGAGCAAAGTCAACATCAACATTACTACCATCAACATAAACGTTGAAAGTACCAAAACCAGTTACGTTAGTTGCAAGATCACCATATTCGAGAAGATATACATCTGTTCCATCATGAACATAATTCAGTTCATCGACAGAGTAGTGATCGTTCCCATCTTCCAACTGAACAAGTAACTTACCTGATCTATAAGTTGTTGGGATGGATGCAATAGTTGTAGTAGTACCAATAGAAACATCAGTTCTCTTAGACTCAACATTAACAATATCACCAAAGGTTGTTGAACCTACACCACTGATATTATCGAGGAGACTGAATGAAAGTGTGTTTACATCATAAGAGTTGTATGCAAAGTTAACAGGATAGAATCTCAAGAACCACTTCGTTTGATCAGATGATTGTACAAAGTCATAGTAACCCAAGTTTCTGGTGTCAACATTACCATATTCAGAAATCAAAGCATCAGAGTTGTTATGAAGAATAGAAACGAAACTAATCTGTCTCTGACTGGTCAGAACCTGATCTCTTGTGTAGATCAAGATCTTGTTATAAGTGTAATTTGATGGGAAGTCACCAACGTTTGCATATTTGGTTGTTCTTGCAAGACTGTTGAAGGTGTCACTGAAGTCATCAATACTCAGAACTCTATTACCAAATGATTCGTTATAATCAGTGAGGATTCTGTTCTGGAAGATAATTTCATCGGATGTCAGATTACCATTGAGGTTGAATGAGTTCTCACTGACATCATCAAAATCGGTGAAACAATGAATACTGGCTTCACTGATGACATCAACAACAACATCAACATCACTGTCACCTGGTGATACAATAATGCCACCTGGTGCTTCTTCCTCAGATTCTACAGATAGGTCTGCAAACTTGGCAAGACCTGCAACGTGTCCCAGACTAGAAACTGAATCATCCCATTTCTCAAAGGGGACAATGGACTTAAGTGAATATGACAGATTCTGATAATATTCATTGTTTGGAGTTCTCTGAAGACTATCATTCAGGAAACCAGAATTAGTCTTCCATCCGTTAACGAATGTTGAACCTGCACCTGTAGAAACAGATGAGTTAAAGTTCAACTTGTTCTGAATAACAACTTCTGTTCCAGAGGCTTCACCAGTAATTCTTGATCCAACTTCAAATTCGTTAGGAGTGGAAACAACCAGAATTCTATTGGTTGGATTCCATCTTTCAACTGTACCTTGTTTATCACCAGAATATACAACTTCATCATCGAAGAAGTTATTTGGTTGAAGTTTGATATCAAATACAGGGAAATCAGATTCTGGAATTGCTCTAGCCGAAGATCTAGTGGGATCCATAACACCTGGCTTTTCACCAGACTTCAGATATCCATCAAGATTATATTCGAAGTATGCACCAGCTCCACCGAGTTGCATATCGAATCCAGTTACCTCAAATCTTTCATAACCATAGTTTTCAGAGTTGAAACCTCTATCAGTCGAACCAATACCAACAGATATACCTTCGATAAGAACTCTTGCACCAGTCTTGTATCTGAAGTTAACAGCCTGACTGAACTGAGCTGTCAAATAAACCCTTACAGTCTTGGTAGATTGGTTATAAGTGACTGAAGAAATACCAACACCGTTGGAGTTCTTGATTGGAACAATAGTTGGTTCTACGTTATAAAGACCATTTGTGTTTTGTAAGATCTCAACTTCGGTATCACCAAGAGAATATCTCAAATCAACATCAGGAACAACTTGGTCCGTAAATCCATCAAGGATTACCAGTTCTGGGTTGGTCAGATAGTTCTTACCAGAAGAAGTAATACCAATACTTTCAAATGAGTATAGTGCCTCTACTTCCAAAATCTCTGGAACATTAGTAACAACCCTAAGTGTCTCATCAGAAGGGTAGTTGAATCCAATATCATTGAACTTAGTAGAAAGAACTTCACCAATACTCTTACTGGAAAGAGTAATGATTGCATCACTACCAATACCACTTCTAATCGAAGTAATACCAGGAAGTTCTTTATATCCTGCACCACCATCATTGACGTTGATGTTTGAAATAGGACCAAATGCAGTCTTGGAAGTTGTGGTATACTTTACAGTCGCATTTGAAGAATTATACAGAGATACATCAGGAACATCCTTGATTGTGTATTCGAATGATGTAGAACCTACACCAACAATGTTGTAGTTGCCGTTGTAAAGTGATTGAACAATTTCAATACTGTTATGTGCACTTACATCGTCATCAATAACAATCTGAGACTTGACTGAGGGAATGACATCCAGATTGTCTGCTTCAAATCTGTAATAAAGTTGAGTTGGAACAGTGTCACGAACAGTCAACTTAAGACTTGCATCTGTACCAACACCAGGTTGACCAGTCTTAACAACTTCAAACTGACTTGTATCACCTGTGGTAAAGAATACATTTGTATACTCTCTATCAGAGTAGAGATTCATATCAAATGCAGGGATCTTAGTTCCACCACTGATGAATGACAGAGAAGGATCAGAAAGATCAAACTTCAGAGTATTGTTCTTCTTAGACTGAACCTTTGGATTGATCTTGGAGAGTGTACCACTAGATGCACTGGTGAGATCAATGAATGGTGGGTTCTCCAGGTTGACCTGATACTTCTCTTTTACCAGTCTTACCTTGGTATCATTGAAAGGAACAACATAATAGATTTCATTATTTTCAAGACCACCAACTGGTGTAGATGCAGTGTGAATGACCTTATCACCAAGTGCAAAGAACTCATCAGAGAAGTTGATAGAGTTTCTTACCAGATCAACGTTACCTGCAGTAAATGTCTTAGGATCAAATACGATTCTTCTGTTGAAGTCATCATACTTAACTGTTACAACATCTTCAAGACTTGGTCTGATATCCATCTTGACAAGATCACTCTTAACCAGACCGTGAGTTGATGCAGTGGATACTGTTACAGTGTGTCTAGAAACCTCAGAGGTAACTACATTGTTATAGTTTGTGGTGAACTTATGAGTATTACCTGTACCAACCGAGGTGAAGTACAGAAGTGCTGTGGAAGTATTAACACCAACATATACACCAGTGGAACCAAGACCTACCTTATTGGTACTAATACCAAGAGTGTCCATCGAAAGTGGAACTGCAAAGAGATCTTGATAAGATGTAAGATCCAAATAACCAGCAGAAGTTCCGTTCCAAACTTGAAGACTTGTTCCACCATTAGCAGTGTAGAACAATTTGTCATTCAGTTTGAGACCATGACTTGGATAATAGATTTCTTGTGGACCAACAAATACTTGAGTTTGTCCAACACCAGGATTAGAGAACGTAATGGTATTACCAATACCAGTTCCCAGTGAAATACCTAAACCTACAGATTCTGCAGGATCGAAGTAGAGAATCTCATTGACATTGAAAATTCTAGTTGTCTTCAGAGAACCTACATTGATACTGAACTTCTTAGGATTCTCAAAGAGAATCGACTGGTTCTGGTGTGGAATAGGTGCAGTTCCTTCAACACCTCTCTGAATTCTAATTCTTCCAGTCTTCTTATCGATATTCAGAACTCTTACTTTCTCATCATCTACCGTCAGGATATCGTCAGGTCTGATGTATGGGAACTCAAGAAGTCCGTTCACATATGCATAATCAACATCATTGGTATTTGCGGTGGAGATACCAAGAGTCAATACAAAGTTATCACTTCTAACACCAACAGTGTAAGATCCGTCGAGTCCACCAAAGTAGGAAGAAAGACCTGTAACATTTACAACGTCATCATTATTGAATGAGTGAACAAGGGTTGAGAAACCAATGAACGTACCAGTGTTGAATGGTGTAAACTCTACATCATAGAATACTGTTGTCGCAATACTTACAGTATTAACTTCCTTACCTTCGATAGTTGTAACTCTTGCTCTGGCACCAGATCCACCACTGTTTGTGTCGTCGAAGATAACAGAGTCATTGACCTTATAGTTCTTACCACCAGTAACAATACCTACACTTTCAACAATACCCAGAGATGCCGAAGTGACTTCCAGTGATTGTTCTTTTACAAGATTAGAGTTGAAGATGTACTTATACTTGTTGAACTCATCATCAAGATTATAGTTGTAAGTATTTCTCAACCAACGATCACCTTCGATATCATACTCACCTTGTCTTGTTATAGACTTGAAGTTGATAGGATGTGGAACTGAGTTGTAAGAATCACCGATCAGATATGGGAACTGTGGTCTTCTATAACCTTGGAAAGGACCAACAGAATCATTAATTGTATTGATAGTTGCGAAGTATGCATAAACACCGTTTGGATAATCAGGTGTTACACAGAATCTACCATTATGTTCATCAAGATCACCGGCACCAGTGTAGACGTAGTCTTCAATGAAGAAACCTAATGGATAAAGAGAAACAGGTGGTCTGTTTGTAAGATTAGTTTTTAACTCATAACTAGAAGTCATCTCCTTAACAAAGGAAGAACCACTTGGATTATCGAAACCATATGGACCGTAGATGGGATTACCATCATATGCCCAACCGATAATTGGTGAGTGGTATACACTTGTAACCTCAACACCATTGTTCAGGTTGAGGTCTGGTGTACCATAACGGGTATTATCATCCGAAGTTCCAGAAACAGCAAATGTGTTCTGTCTCAAGGGACGGGGAGCATACAGATAAGAATACTGTAATTCATTATCACTGATGTTGTTATCAAGAACACCATCATCATCACCTAAAGTATTGAAGTTTCTTTCGAACAGGTTGATGTTCCACTGGTTAATGATTGTTTCAACAACAGCTTCTTTACCAGAAGGAGTTACTTTGATAGAAGTTTTATCTGGAACATAACCAGCACCAGCCTTAATAATCTTGACAGATTCAATTTGACCATTCTTAAGAACTGGTGTTAAAGATGCATTTTTACCAGTTGTAGTCTGAAGTTCTAAATCAGGTGGTGAGTTATAGCCTGAACCAGGATTGTTGACCAGAACATCTACAACCTGACCATTATTGATGACAGGAACAAGGACCGCACCAGATCCACTAAAGAGAGTTACAACAGGTTTTCTGTCAAAGTTGATAATTTCTGATGAACCATATCCGACACCACCACTCGTTACATCAATAGATTCAAGATTACCTCTGAATACTGGTTGAACCTGTGCAGAGAAGTTCTGATCGGTTCTTGTGGATACACCAGTAATACCATTAACACTAACAACGATTGGTTTGTAGTTGAAAGTTCCAGAACCAGTAGATCTCAGTTCAACAAAAACATTTCTATCGTAGTAATAATCGACTACAGTATTTCCAGTTCCGACTTCTGAAAGTGAGAACTTGTTCTCATCAATTCTTCTGACGTAGTAATCTTTATTCTGAACAAGACCATCGATGGTCGAACCAGTGTATCTTACAACCTCTTTCTCAGAGTAATCGTGGTTCTTAATGGTGAACTCATTTGTTGCAGTATTGACGCCAACAATTTTCCTCTCTTTGTTCTCATATCCTGTACCAGGATTTGTAATGACAACAGAGGTGACAATATTCTTCAGAGTAGAAGATCTGAACTTATGAACACCCTCACCGAAGAACTGAAGTCTGACAGTATTGATACCAACAAGAGAGTCACTAAAAGTTTCGTAGAGTTTTACAGTCTTACTATCTACAACTCCAACGTAGTATGAGGCCCCCGTAGAAAGACCTGTAACGGCCTTCTGATCGTCTGTGAGGTATACTACCTCCTCGCTGTCTCTAAACTTATGATAGGTCGAAAAACCAATGGTACTAGAACCAAGACTGACCTGTGCAGAAGCCTTTTCTGCATTGAAGAAGACATCATGAGTCACTGCTGACATTCTTGCTTCGGCTGAA